TCACACTGCCTCCTTCATCTTCTCTGACAGTTTATCGCTGATCTCATTAGCCCACTTTTTGATGTTGACCTCATTGATCCCAAATGCTTTCAGGATCTCTTTCTGCGTCGCGGTAACTGCATAGTTCAGCCGGTATCTGTGATCTGCCTGCTGGATAATCTCGATCTTCTCCAGTTCCCGGATCGCGGCAGGTACGGTCATGTAGTTTTCCTTCTTATCGTTCTTTTCCTCCTGCAGGGTCAACTGATGATAAATGCGGTTTCTGACTATCAGCGCCACGAACTCAACAAAGATCCGGGCATCCTCCGTTTCATTCATATGTGCCCGCATTGTCCTGTTGCCAAGGAAGGACTTGTCTGCCCGGAACAGCTTCTCCGAGACGTCACGGTTCTTGTAAAGCTCCAGGGCTTTTGAAGCGGTCATTTCAGACGAAGTGATGATAACAAAGTATCCACAGAAGCTGATCTCCCTGTTGATGACATCCGTTTTCTCTCTGGCATACATGAACTTCTCGTCCTTCTGGCCTTCGTGCCAGTAGATCAGGTCGAAGTAGTGTTCCAGAGCCCGGTCAAAATGAATGGCCTGATTCTGATGTTTCCCAAAGTATTTCGCCAGCCGGGCAATCTTCCCTGTCAGTTCGCTCTTCTCAGAGGCCTTCTTGCTGTCGCTGTAATAAATATGGAAGTATCGGTCCTTCTCATCGGATGGGAACAGCTTCTGATGAACCGTCATGCCGTAGACTTTATAGCCGCGGATGTTTTGCGAATAGTCGTCCTCAAACTTTCCCTTGTTGGCGGTTACGATCTCATGGACCAGAGTCTTCATTCCCTTCATCATAATGATGAAATCGAATCCGTTCTTATCCATATATCGGATGTTCTCTCTGCTGAAATATCCCCGGTCGAGAATGAATCCGACCTCATGATAGCCATAGCCTTTGGCCTTCTCCAGCATGATCTGCAGCTGGGATACATCCGTGATGCTGCCTGGATACTCTTCATAAAAGAGAGGTACCGTATTGGTGTTGTTATAAGCAACGGAATAGTTGAACACCGGCTTTCCGTTGTCCTGTTTCGGATGGCCGAATTCTACGCATTCCAGGTCACCTGCCTGGCAATTCTTGTTCGTGGAATCATAAGAAATATAGATCTTCTCACGATGATCCTGTTTCTCATTCCATGTGTTCTGGAAGACGATGATCTGGTCAGGTGTGATTCCCTTCAGGAAATCACAGACCTTGGAATCGCTGTAAACATGCATTCCTTCGGTAAAGAGCGGGTGATTGAATGCGTATTCCGGATAGTACTGGGCGACATTTCCTTCCGTCACAAGTGTATAGGCGGCAAGATCCAGGAACAGACCGCTGTCCCTGCCAATCAGTGCGTCGATTGTCTGATCAAGTTTGTATTCCTGCAGGATCTTACGGACAACAACAAATGTTCCGATCCTGAGACATCCGCTTCTCTCTGGCGGCTTAACCTCTTCAGGAACAGAATCCGGAAAAAATCGAATGAAGTTTGCATTCGGATACATCATGGTGTCATCACCGGGATCAACCTTCCCTATAGATGTATCCTTTCCCTGGCTATACTTCTTCTCCGATATGTAAGTACGTCCGTACGTATAGTAAACGTAGGTTGTCCCCTTGATCGTTTTCCTCGTGATTCCGGTCTGAAGATCAGGTATTTTCACTGTATATTTCTGATACATTTCGGCCTCCGATAGAGAGTTAATTAACTCTCTATAATTCTAGAGGCTTCGTGCACATGTGTGGGTAGGAAATAGCCTCTGCCTACCATAATAACAATTGAAAAGGTCATCGGACTCTCGTAATGTATAGCTGTCGAAGAAATACAGAACGGAGATTCCAATGACCTCAGCTAATACATTATTGAAGAACATCCTTGACGTCAAGGGTGCAGTTGTTCAAGGCGCCGATTTTTCTGTTGATGCACATGGAGTAAAGAAGCTCACAGTCCGTATGCGTCCCAAAAACCGGGAGTCTGACCGCTGTCCGATCTGCGGCCGACATTGCTCTGTCTATGACAGATCCAGTATTATCCGGTCCTGGAGAGCCCTCGACTTTGCCGGCATCCTGGTGTACATCAATGCGTATACCCAGCGGATCAGATGTCCGAAGCACGGCGTTCTGGTTGCTGCCGTTCCATGGGCGTTCCACGATTCCGGATTCACCAAGAGCTTTGATCTGACTGCCACCTGGATGGCTGAGAATCTCAGCCGCAGCGCCGTAGCCGAGTACCTCCGGATCGACTGGAAGACCGTTGCCCGCTGCATCACAAGAGCCCGCAAATACATTGAGCCTGATCCAGGTAAACGGCTGGACAACCTTGTCAACATCGGAATCGATGAGACAAGCTATCGTAAGGGTCACAAGTACATTACCGTCATAGTGAACCACGATACCAATACGGTTGTCTGGGCAAGCAACAAGCACGGAAAAGAGATCTTTTCCAAGTTTCTGGAAAGCCTTACTCCAGAGCAGAGGGCATCCATAAAGGTTGTTACCGGTGACGGTGCCAGATGGATCGACCAGTGCATTGAAGAATACCTTCCGAACTGTGCACGCTGCGTTGATTCCTTCCACGTTGTAGAGTGGGCAAACGAAGCACTTGATGCTCTTCGCAAGGAAGCGTGGCGCGATGCCCATCAGGAACTCAAGGAGCTCAAGAAGACCGTTAAGCGCAAGCGCGGTCGCGGAGCTTTGAAGGATAAGGATTCCATTGCCGTCCATAAGGCGGAGGAGAAAGCGGCTGAAATAAAGGGCTCTGCTTACGCATTAGGGAAAGCACCGGAACACCTGACCAACAAGCAGGAAACGCAGCTGGCTGAAATCGCGGTCAGCAATAAACGTCTGTATCGTGGGTACCTGCTGAAAGAGCAGTTGAGGCTCATTCTTCATATGGACGATGCGGATGAGGCAAAGGAAGAACTGGACAGGTTCTTCTGGAGAGCCACCCACAGCCGCATCGATGAATTCAAGGAGCTTGGTCACAAGATCCGCCGGCATGAAGAGCACATCCTCAATACGATTCGATTGAAGATGAGCAATGCCAGAATCGAGTCGACCAACAACAAAATCAAATTGATCATCCGGAGAGCATTTGGCTTCCGAGATGTGGAGAGTATGATCGATATGATCATGCTTGTCTGCTCGAATATTAAGGTTCCTTTACCGAACAGGCCGATAGCGGAGCCAGAAAACTAACAATGGAGGGGCTTAACGGGCATTTCTGCCACGGATTTTACCCACAGGTACGCCCGAAGAGCCTAATTCTATCACACTGAGGTCAAAATACAATGGAAAAGCCCGTATTTTCAACAAAAATCCGCTACCTGCCACCTCCTCGGAACGGTCGAGAGTTAATTATCAGGAAATCAACATGATGCTGAAAATCAGTGTCGGAAACAGCCGGAAGGCGGGCACGTGGAATCCGATGGAGATCAGCTTCGGAGATCTCTGTGAGAAGCTGCAGGAGCCGATCCGGACAGCAGAGACAGTCGCGGAATATCAGAAGATGTCACGGGCAGAGCGTGATGAGGCCAAGGATAAAGGCGGCTTTGTCGCAGGCATCTTCAAGGGCAAGCGGAGAAAAAAGGAAGAGGTCCTGTATCGCACAGCGATCACGCTGGACGAGGATAAGCTGGAGCTCGGCTTCCTTGACTGGTACCGGGAACATCACCAGTATGCCTCGGTGTTCTACACGACGCACAGCCACACGCCGGAAAAGCCGAGAGGCCGGATTGTGATTCCTACGACACGCCCTATGACACCGGATGAGACGAACGCGATTGCCCGGTACCTGGCTGCGGAGTTTGGCATGAGTCAGGTGGATGTCTGCTCGTTTGAGATCAATCAGCTCATGTTCTGGCCGACGTGCCCGTCTGATGGTGAATATATCTGCGAGGTATTTGACGGAGTAGTCCTGAACCCGGATACATTCCTTGCCGCACATCCGGACTGGCAGGATGTTACCACCCTGCCAGTATCTCCCGACGAGAAGAAGGAGTTTGCAAGGCAGCAGAAAAAGCAGGAGGACCCGCTGACCAAGACGGGCATTGTCGGTAACTTCTGCCGGGCGCACTCGATCACGGATGTCATGGAGAACATTCTCCCGAACATCTATGAACCCGGTGACCGGGAGGACCGGTGGCACTACATCGGGGCTTCCAGCTCCGCCGGTGTCGTGGTCTACGATGACAAGTTTGCTTACAGCCACCACGCCTCGGATCCTGCCTGCGGTCAGCTGCTGAATAGCTTTGACCTTGTGCGGGTGCACCTTTTTGGCGATGACGACCCGAAGAAGTCTCTTCAGAAGATGACGGAGTTTGCGGCAAAGGATGAGGCAACGCAGCAGGAGGCGATGTGCTGGCGGAAGAAGGAGGCGGTTACGGACTTCTCAGAAGAGGAAGAAACGACCACCGATGCCGGCAGCGATAACAGCTGGATGAAGAAGCTCCAGCGGAGTCCGAAGTCCGGTGAGCTTATCGGAAACCTGCACAACCTTCTTCTCATCATGAAGAACGACCCGTACATGAAGAATATTGTCTTCAACCAGCTGGCAGATGGCATGGAAATCGCCGGGGATGTCCCGTGGAAGCATCCGGGCCGCTACTGGCGGGATGCGGACGATGCGCAGCTGATCTGCTACGTTGATGAGCACTATGGCACCTTCTCACAGCGGAACTTTGACCTTGCTGTTACAAAGGCGGCGGACGACAGGAGCTATCACCCGATCCGGGATTATTTCAAAAAGCTCCCCAAGTGGGACGGGGTTCCCAGAGTGGAGACACTCCTGATCGACTATCTCGGAGCCGAGGATAACGCCTATGTGCATGCCGTCACGAAGAAGGAACTCTGTGCGGCACTTCGGAGAATCAAGGATCCCGGTGCGAAATTCGACAACATGATCGTCCTGAATGGACCACAGGGAATCGGCAAGAGCACCCTCATCTCGAAGCTCGGGATGGAATGGTTCTCGGACTCCCTCAGTATGTCGGATATGAACGACAAAACGGCTGCAGAGAAGCTGCAGGGTTATTGGATCCATGAGATCGGAGAGCTCGCCGGCATGCGGAAGGCGGACCTCGACAAGGTGAAGTCCTTTGTCAGCAGACGCGACGATAAGTATCGTGCGAGTTTCGGTCGCAGGGTCGAGCCCCATCCGAGGCAGTGTGTCTTTTTCGGAACGACGAACGCAGAGAAGGGATATCTAAGGGATATTACCGGTAACCGGCGTTACTGGAACGTGAAGGTCACCGGAAAGGGAAAGTACCACCCGTGGGATCTGGAACAGGAGACGGTCGATCAGATCTGGGCTGAGGTCAAAGTGCTGGAGCCGGATGAGAAGCTGTACCTTTCTGCGGATCTGGAAGACTATGCCGAGGGCGAGCAGAAGGAGGCCATGGAACAGGACGACCGTGAAGGCATGGTGCGAGCGTATCTGGACACCCTTCTTCCCGAGAACTGGGAGGAGATGAACATCGACGAGAGAAGGAACTACTTCCTCTATGGCGACGATCCTCTCCGGGCACAGGGCAAAGTTCAGCGCAAGGACGTAAGCAACATCGAGATCTGGTGCGAGTGCTTTGGCAAGAAGCAGGCGGACATCGAGCCCAAAGACAGCTATGCCATCGCTGCCATCATGGAGCGCATAGAGAACTGGGAAAAACCGGGTGAGAGGAGATCCGATCATGCATATGGCCGCCAGCGGGTGTATGTCCGAAAAACGGACGAGGAGTGACCTCTCATGGGACAAACAGCCCTCGGACGGGGCAAATGGGACAAGCCGGAGTCCACCCTGTCCCAATCTGGCTGTCCAGCAGAAAAGCCTTTATTTACGGGCCTTTCCGGGCTGAACTGGCACAACCCTGTTTCTTTTCTATATAGCACAAAATAATGAAAATTTTAGTAATAAAAGAGCGGGCGCAGGTGGGCGCATACGCGTATACGCGCGTAAGGGGATTTTGTGCCTGTCGTCCATCCATTTGTCCCAAAGGAAGGAGAAATGACGATGCAGAGTCGTAAAGACAGAACGGTAGAGCGGTATATGAGAGCCGGAGCAGCCCTGCGGCTGTTCAAGACGGTATATGGCGAGGTGATCACCACTCTGTCAGGGGTGATGCCGAAACAGGACGTAGAAAAGATCGTCCGGGCGATGGATAAGGTGAATCAGGTCTGTTCTGATACAGAGGATCGCATGTTTCTGGAACACCCGGATCTCAGTAATGAGTATCTCGACGTGTTCTACGGAGATGTCAGAAACGATACAAGAAACGAAGTCGACTGGAAAGTGGTGCAGATGGCACATGAACTGTCCGAGTCACTGTTCAAAGGAGGAAGAAAATAATGTTTGTTTATACACTGATGGGAACCATTGTGAATCTGAACCGCTTTGATGGCGTGATCTCCAGCAAGATGAAGTGCGGCAAGGCCTGCGTGTATGCCGTCCGTGGTACCGGGAAGGATCAGGTCCGGATGCCGATTGCGGTTTATGACAATCTGGCGGATGCCGACTACGCAATTTACTGCATGGCAAATGCCATGAACGGAGACACGCCGGAGGGTGAAGATGGATGGCATGTGTGAAAGGGATATCGAGCAGCACCTTGTCACTGCCGTGAAGGCAGCAGGTGGCTGGTGTCCGAAGTTTATCTCTCCGGGCGCCAATGGCATGCCGGATCGGATCGTCCTGATGCCCGGTGGTCGCATCGCCTTTGTCGAGGTGAAGGCACCGGGCAAGAAGCCGAGAAAGCTCCAGATCCGGAGACACGTCCGTCTTCGCCATCTTGGTTTTCAGGTGTTCGTGCTGGACGATCCGGCAGAGATTTCTGGCATCCTTGCGGCAACCATGCAGGAAGGAGATAAGTGATGGGAAACCTCATTAGTTTGAAGGACGGAACACTCGCGACGGTCCTCTCCGGAAAAGATCTTCTGGATCTTATCGAGACACACATGGGTCAGGAGATGAAGGAGGCCGTCGTCGAGTGGATGAATGAACTCGACCTTGAGCATGCCGACGACGAAGAATGCATCCATGAACTGAATGAGCTGATCAGCGAGGACCACAAACGGTACAAAGGTACCATGGAGCAGATTCGCATGGAGGTGGAAAAGCTGAATGGCCTGATCACGGCAAAGGATCTGGACCGGAGAGCCATCTCCAATACGGTCGGTGCGATCAGTGTGCTGGCCCACAGGGAGGCATGCCGATGTTGAAGTGGGAACAGATGCACGAGTATCAGAACTACTGCGTCAGGTTCATCTCAGAGCTTGAAAGGATTGAGGAAGGAGGTGATGCCGAATGAAGTTCATACCGCACGATTATCAGAAATACGCGATTTCCTACATCAAAGAGAATCCAGTTGCTGCACTCCTGCTTGATATGGGCTTGGGTTGAGGGCAAAACGGTGATCACGTTGTCGGCAATATCGGATCTTATGTTTGACAGCTTTACCGTTCGACATGTACTGGTAATAGCCCCGCTGCGTGTGGCACGTGATACCTGGCCAGCCGAAATTCGGAAATGGGATCATCTTAGGGATCTGACCTTTGCGGTTGCAGTAGGGTCAGTGAAGGAGCGAAGAATGGCGATCCTGAAAAGGGCTGATATCACGATCATCAACCGGGAGAATATTCCGTGGCTTATCAACGCCTCTGGCCTTCCGTTTGATTACGACATGGTTGTTGTTGACGAGCTGTCCTCTTTCAAGAATTACAAGTCCCAGAGGTTCAAGGCGCTGATGAGTGTGCGTCCCTGCGTGAAGAGAATCGTTGGTTTGACGGGAACACCCGCTTCTAACGGATTGATGGATCTCTGGTCGGAATACAGGCTCCTCGATATGGGAAAGCGCCTCGGAAGATTTATCGGAAGATACCGGGAAGCCTACTTCAAGGCAGGCAGCATGAATCCGTACACCGGAGTCGTCTACAACTACGTGCCGCTGCCGGGAGCAGAGGACGCGATTTACAAGAGAATCAGCGATATCTCAGTCTCCATGAAGGCAAAGGACTTCCTGCCGGATCTCCCGAAGTGCATCACTGTGAATCACACTGTGGAGATGAGCCCGGAGGAGAAAGAGCAGTACGAGAAGCTGAAGAAGGAACTGGTCCTTACGGTTGATGGCGAGGAGATTGATGCCGCCAATGCCGCAGTTCTTTCCGGACGGCTCCTCGAGATGGCCAATGGCGCGGTCTACAACGAGAGCCATGAAGTGATCCGGATCCATGACCGGAAGCTTGAGACGCTGTCCGACCTCATCGAGGAAGCAGTCGGGCAGAACGTCCTGATTGCCTACTGGTATCAGCACGATCGGAGTGAAATTATTGAGCACCTGAAGGAGAAGGGATATTCCGTCCGGGACTTAAAATCTTCCGAGGATGTTTCTGACTGGAATGCGGGAAAGATCCCGATTGCACTTATATCTCCGGCATCTGCCGGACATGGTCTCAATCTGCAGCACGGTGGTCATATCCTGATCTGGTTCTCGCTTTGCTGGTCCTTAGAGATGCGGCAGCAGACAGATGCCAGACTGAATCGTCAGGGGCAGACCGAGGTGGTGACGATCCACAACATCGTGACGAAGGACACGATTGATGAAGACGTGCTGAAGGCGCTGGAAGATAAGAATTCCACACAGGAGAATCTGATCCGGGCCGTAAAGGCACGCCTCAAGTAAGCCAATCAGAGTCAAACAGAGAAAATCAAAGACAAACATATGCCAATCCAAGGAACTTAAAAAAAGCATTTCAAGGAGGCTGCATATGAATAAGAATAAGGGATCAGATCCCTATGAAAATCTGGCAAATGCCATCGTTGCACAGGCAGCGCGTGACTATCTGACTGCACTGAGAAGGCTCAAAAAGAATCCGGAAAACAGGACGGCGATGGATGAAGCCATGCGGCTGGAGAATTTTTTCCACTCCGGCTGGTATGGAGTTCTTACTTCTGTAGACCCGGATTACTTGATCCGGAAGCTGAGAGAGAAGGTGGCGGCATGACACCAAAGACCTATCTCAATCAGGCGTACCGACTGGAGCAGCGAATCCGGCTGGACACAGAAGAACTGGAAAACTTAAGAACGCTGGCAGCCACAGTCAGCAGTCCCGGATTTGAAGAACACTACAATCCGAATCATCCGACCGATGCACCGTTTGTAAAAACGCTGAACCGGATCTGGGAAATGGAGCAGAAAGTGAAGGACGAGCTGGATCTTCTTCTCCGATTGAAGAAAGAGATACAGTCAGTGATTGCCAAGGTCGATAACACGGATGAACGACTGATTCTCACTTACCGGTATCTAAAAAATTATACCTGGGCCAGAATCGGCGATGAGCTCTATGCCGATGAGCGCACGATTCGTAGATGGCATGACCGTGCCCTGTCTCATGTGGTGGTACCGGAAAATCCGGTCGTTCTGTAAGTGCGCCGGAAATGTCCGCAAATGTCCGAGTGCTATATGTGATATGGTATAGTCAGCGAAGAAGATAAGATGAAGCCTCGGAGAGATCCGGGGCTTTTCTTGTGGAGGCAGCGATGAACAGAGCAGAGCGCCGGGCAGCTGGAATGAAAGCTAAGCAGCCGGTCTATCAGATGACAACGGACGCGATCGAGAAGATCCGAAAGGACGCCTACCAGAAAGCATATGAGTCTGCGACATACACAGCGATGGTGCTTCTGTTCTCTATGCCGGTCCGTGTGATGCATGAACAGTACGGCTGGGGCACCAAACGCCTGACAGCACTGGCAGAAGCCCTGACCGATGAGTACCAGCGCTTCTCTGATGGAGAGCTGTCCTTGGAGGAATACCGGGAGTTCGTGCTGCAGGAGACAGGCTTTGCTTTTAAGAAGAATCCGGAGGTGGAGTGATGCCATACAAACCAAAGGTCCCGTGCAAGCATCCCGGCTGTAGTGAGCTGGTGGAACCGGGACAGAAGTACTGTGAGAAACACAAGAAGATGCACCCGGAAGAAGTCCGGTCGGCGGCTTCCAGAGGCTACAACGCAAGATGGAGAAGAGAGAGCAAGAAGTTCTTGGAGCTTCATCCTCTGTGTCAGGAGTGCCTGAAGAACGGCATCGCAACTCCGTCAACAGTCGTGGATCACATCGTTCCACACCGAGGAGACCCGAAGCTCTTCTGGGACCGGAGCAACTGGGAGACACTGTGCAAGCGGCATCACGATCAGAAGACACGGAGAGAGGATCACAATCCGACCTATCACTATTGAAACTGTGATGGGGTGGGGGAGGTAATTATCTCTCGGTCGAAACCAACAGAAGACCGTCGGCCCCCTCCGTGTGCGTGAGCGCGATTTTCATACCCCGGGGGTCTGAGGGGTCCCGGGCATGAACAAATTTACATACCGAAACCGCAGGAAAGCGTGGAAACAAGCGCCTTCTCTGCGGTTTTTTCGTGCGCGGAATGACGCGGCAGTGGCTTGGATTTTCGCGCATGAATTTCCATTCCACGCTCGGCAGACTTTCGAGTACGTTCTGACTTTCGAGTACGGAAAATCCGGCAGTGCCGGGGAGGGCGTGATGGATGAGAGCTTTGAAACACCGGATATCTCGGAATTCCTCGCGTCCTGTGCGAAGCAGTTCTGCCCTTGGTGCGGGAAGCCGATGGGACGGAATCCGATGGGCAGGCCACGGGTATTCTGCTCAGACCGATGCCGCTGGGCTTACAACAGCTGGCGGTACAGAAAACGAATGAAGGAGAAAGAGAATGGAAACACCAATCCTGAAGAACATACCGGTGACGGAATTGAAACCGGCAGCATACAACCCGAGAAAAAAGCTGAAACCGGGTGATAAAGAATACGAGAAGATCAAGAACTCCATCAAGGAGTTCGGCTTCGCGGATCCGCTTGTCGTGAATTCCGATATGACGATCATCGGAGGACATCAGAGACTGACCGTAGCGATGGACCTTGGCTATACCGAGGTTCCGTGTGCTGTCGTCAATATTGATAAGACCCGGGAGAAGGCACTGAACATCGCGCTAAACAAGATCACCGGCGCATGGGACGAAGAACTGCTCGCTGATCTCCTGAAGGACCTCGAAGCGTCGGACTTCAATACAGCGCTCACCGGTTTCGAGCCGCCTGAGATGGAGGCACTGTTCAACAAGGTCGGAGACAACAACGGCCATCAGGATGACTTCGACACCGAGGCAGAACTGAAAAAGCCGTGCTTCTCCAAGACCGGAGATATCTGGCATCTGGGAAAACACACCCTGATCTGCGGGGACAGCACCGATCTTGCTACCTACCAGAAGCTGCTCGGTGATACCAAGGTGAATCTGGTCTGCACCGATGCTCCGTACTTCGTAGCGCGGCAGAGCACTTCCGGAATGGTGACGAATGATGATCTGAACGATAAGGACGCTTACGAATTCCTGATGAATGCATTCCACGGGATGTATGAGTCTATGGCAGATGATGCGTCCATCTATGAATTCTATGCGACGTCCAAGGCACGGATCTTCCATGACGCCTTCGAGGATTCTGGCTTTAAGGTCGGTGCTGGACTTGTCTGGAAGAAGGACAGACTGGTGCTAACCCGGACGGATTGGAAGTACATTCATGAGCCGATCATCTGGGGCTGGAAGAAGAAAGGAAAGCATATCTGGTACGGCGATCAGAAGCAGACAACGGTATTCGAATTTCCGAGAATTAAGTCCTCGAAGAAGGAAGGCTATGACCATCCGGACGCGAAGCCGGTGCCGCTGATCGCATATCTGATCCAGCAGTGCACGCAGACGAACAGCCTTGTCCTCGATCCGTTCATGGGATCCGGCACGACGCTCATTGCCTGCCAGCAGCTTGGACGGATCGCCTACGGCATCGAGTTGGAACCGAAGTTCGTCGATGTCGAGGTGATGCGTTTCAAGAAGAGTCTGGAAGATGAAGGCGAGACAGCTGAGATTTACCTGATCCGGGACGGTCAGAAGCTGACACTCGATGAGGCGATTGCAGCGATGCCGAAGGAGGAATCCGCATGAATGCTGAGGAACGGCTACTGGAGAATGGCTATGACGGAGTCAAGTATCTCACGAACTACAGCTACGACGATGCTCTGATTGGCGTCACCGATGATGGCAGAGCCGTCTATGACTATGAGCTCATGGTTGAGTGGCTGATGGAGACGGAGGGATGGTCCTATGAGGATGCTGCCGAATGGGTGAATTACAGCACGATTCGTGCTCTTCCCTACATGGGAGAGGATGCTCCGATTATCCTGAACTGCCTTGAAGACGTATACATTCGCGTCGATAAGGACGACTAAATTTTGTGCAATCTTATTACAGAAATGAGTTGCTATTACAGCCACGTAGAGTGATGTATGTACTACCAAAACAAAGGAGGTACATACCATGAAAGCAGACTACAACATGATAGGAAAAGACAGAAAGGCACTGGTGGATGCCATTGCCGCAATCACCGGAGAGGCAGCCGAGTACCAGTTTGTACCGACCTGCGCTTACAAGATCGGAAACATCACGGTCGACAAGGAAGGCGGGGTAAGCTGCGACGATGAGGAGAAGCTGAGCGGGGTGCTGGCAGCCCTTGGCGAGAAGGGGTTCCACCCGGCAGCCGACGAGACAGCTGCACAGGAGCCCGCAGAGCCGGAACAGGAGCCGGGGACAGAAGAGACGGGCCTTACGATCAGCCTGCCACTTTCTTCCGCGAGCGTCGGGAACCTCACCAACCTGCTCACTGCAAAGGGAGACCTGATTCGGAAGGCCCTCGGGGTGGACGACATCCGCATCGAGGTGACAGAAGACAAGATTCTCTTCCCTTGGTTCAGCAAGGCCCCGGAGGCAGATGAAGCCAAAGCCTACACAGATTTCATTGCTGCGATCTGCAAACTTTCCAAAGACCAGAAACATGTGAGCGCGACACCGCATCCGGTCGAGAATGAGAAGTACGCATTCCGCTGCTTCCTGCTCCGGCTGGGGTTCATCGGTGCCGAGTACAAACCGGAACGGAAGATACTGCTCCGGAACCTTTCTGGAAACAGCAGCTGGAAAAACGGCGCTCCGGAGAAGACAGAAACAGACGGGCAGCTGGTGTCAAGAGACTAAAAAATACACGATTCTAAAGAGCCAAATTTGTGAGAAATACACCTCCGAAATGACTGGATATATGTGCCGGGCAGAGTGATATATACACATGCCAAAGGAAAAGCACACAGCCACAAGGAGGGCATAACCATGAAGGATACAGCAGTAAGAATCGAAACCATGAAGCAGCAGACGATCGGAGTCGAGATCGAGATGTACGGGATCGCAAGAAGCAAGGCAGCTGAGGTTGCCGCCACCTTCTTCGGAACCGGAAGACACGAGGATACATCAAGACGAAACGGATACAGAGCATGGAGCGCTTGGGACGCACAGGGCCGGGAATGGAAATTCCAGCGGGACGTCAGCATCAGGGCGGCAAGGGATGAAGAATCCTGCGAGATGGTGACGCCGATCCTCACCTGGGACGATATCGAGAGCCTGCAGGAACTGGTACGGCAGCTTCGCCACGCAGGAGCCAAGAGCGACCCGAGCCACATGTGCGGAGTTCACATTCACATCGGTGCGAACGGCCACAACGCAAAGACGCTCCGGACACTGGCAAACCTGATGGCAAGCCACGAGAGCCTCCTGATCAGCGCCCTCCGGCTGGACAGAAGCCGCATCGACCGCTACTGCCAGGCGGTAGACAAGGGATTCCTGAACCGCCTCAACAAGAAGAAGCCGGAAACCATGCAGCAGCTTGCAGACATCTGGTACGAAGAGAACCACGCAAGCTACGGAAGAAGGGAGCACTACAATGCCAGCCGCTACCACATGCTGAACCTCCACGCGACCTTCACAAAGGGCACGATCGAATTCCGCCTCTTCCAGTTTGCAGACGCCGGAAACGGCAAGCGCGGAGGCCTGCACGCCGGAGAATTAAAGAGCTACATCCAGCTTTGCCTCGCCCTTTCCGCAGCGGCGAAGATCCAGAAGAGCGCAAGCCCAAAAGAGCCGCAGCACGAAAATCCGAAATACGCGATGCGCACCTGGCTCCTTCGGATGGGCTTCATCGGGGACGAGTTCGAAACCGCAAGGGAGATCCTCACAAGGAACCTTGCAGGCGACACTTCCTTCCGAAACGGAAGAGTTGCATAAACCGAAGAGACAGCCTTCGGCTACCTTACCCGCGAGAGTCGCGGGCTTAAGGTGGTAGAAGGGTATCCCTTCGGAAAGGAGAAACCACTATGAGATTTCCAAGTGAGAAAGAACTGAAAGAGCTGCGGGAGCACTACCCAGCAGGAGCAAGGGTTGAGATGATCCAGATGGAGGATCCACAGGCACCGCCTGTAGGGACCAAGGGAACAGTCATCGGGGTGGACGATGCCGGATCGATAATGGTCCGCTGGGACAACGGGTCTTCCTTGAACGTCGCCTACGGAGCAGACCGTTGTCGGTTGCTGGTCGGGGAGTTCACGAAGACTGTCCGGGACCAGATCCTTGCAATCCGGGATACCGGAGAGACGAACATGTTCGATGTGCCGATGGTACAGAGCATTGCTAACTGCCTTGGCTACTATGAGCTGGTGATCTTCCTCATGGATCATGCGAAGGAATACGCGAACTTCATCATGAAGGGCGAGGTCTAAGATACACAGTTTTCGCACAAGAATCTTGTGCAGTTTATGATCTACATTTCCTTGCTATAAGAGGGCTTCAGAGTGATATATGTACATGCCAAAGGAAAAGGCAACAAGCACATAGCAAGGAGGACAAAACCATGATGAACATTTTCGAAGAGACCTACGAGGCAATGGAAGCAGCAAAGAAAGCCTACGCAGAGGCCACCACCGACGAAGGCAGGGAAGCAGCAGAGAAAGCCTACGGAGCCGCCAAGGACAAGATGGCAGCGAAGGGCGACATCGCATGGACGATTTGGAGAGCTTACGAACATTCCAAAGAGACCGAGAACGAGGTCCTGAACTTTGACGACATCATTTGGGACCGGGACTTCGAAGCCCTGACCGCCTGCATGAGAGAGAACGGCATCGAGGCCTTCACCTACAGCTGCAGAGCAACGGACGCGGTTGAGACGCTTTGGCTTTTCAAACAGGCCGGCTGCACGATCGGCGAGATGGTCGAGGTCAACCTTAGGAAAGACTTCTGGGGAAAGGGCTACGAGAAGGGCCACGCCTTTAAGATGAACCTGAACTGAGACGGAAGGAGACGACCATGTGGAAAAAAGGAAGTATCAAGATCGGAAACCAGATATTCACCTACTACGCAAAGGTATACGGAGAGCCGAGCGAGGACTACGGCATCGAAGGCGGAAAGGTTAGCAAGCTGGAGATCCGCCTCGGAGACTTCCCGGTCGCAAGATACGATCGCGGCTGGGATATCGAGCCGGAGACAGAAGCTGCACAGATGGCGGTTGCAGCTATCCTGCACAACTTCAACTAAGCGGAGCGAAAGAGGACAATCCCGGGAGAGAGCCGAAGGGCTCTTCTCTCGTATACATAAACCACATGGATAGGGACGCTGCGGCGTTCCTTTTTTGATACACGAATCTATAGGGAAGGAGGTGTTTCCATATGGCGACCAGAGGAAGAAAGCCGACTCCGACTGCAATCAAGGAGCTGGAAGGAAATCCGGGAAAAAGAAAACTGAATGAGAACGAGCCAAAGCCAGACCGGAAAGCACCTGCCTGCCCGAAATGGCTCAGCAAGGATGCTCGTAAGGAGTGGCACCGGTTGGCGAAAAAGATGGAGGCACTCGGAGTCCTGACGGAAGTCGATATGGCTGCCTTCGCGGCTTACTGCCAGTCCTATGCGAGATGGAAGGAAGCCGAGGAATTCATTACCGAGCACGGATCTCTTGTCAGGACGCCTTCTGGTTACTGGCAGCAGGTCCCGCAGGTATCGATCGCACAGACCTACATGAAACAGATGGGTAAGTTTGCGACGGAGTTTGGTCTGACGCCGGCATCGCGGTCGAGGCTGATTGCGGATGCCGGTGAGGGCAAGCCGGGCGATGAGATGGACGAGCTCTTGGGAGGTGATCCGTAATGGAGGAACGTCCCGAGAACATGCCAAAGCTCACTGATTATAAGCCGACGAAATTCATGCTGCCGACGTCGCATTATGATCCGGCAAAAGCAGACCGGGCAGTGAAGTTCATTGAGATGCTCCGGCACACGAAAGGCAAATGGGCCGGGAAGCGCTTCTGGCTGCTGCCTTGGCAGGAACAGATCATCCGTGACCTGTTCGGGATCGTAAAGCCGGACGACAAGCGTCAGTTCCGGACAGCCTACATCGAGATCGGCAAGAAGAACGGAAAGTCGGAGCTTGCGGCTGCCGTGGCACTGTATCTCTTGTATGCCGACAATGAGCCGTCTGCGGAAGTTTATGGTGCTGCAGCAGACCGCCAACAGGCAAGTATCGTCTTTGACGTGGCCCACCAGATGGTTTCCATGACACCGGCGCTTCTGAAGCGTTCGAAGATTATGGCTGCCACCAAGCGGATCGTGAATTACAGCAATGCCGGTTTCTATCAGGTCCTGTCTGCGGAAGTCGGCACAAAGCATGGTCTTAATGTTTCGGGTCTCGTATTCGATGAGGTTCATGCCCAGCCGACCCGGAAGTTGTATGACGTTCTGACACAGGGTTCTGGTGATGCGCGAGAGCAGCCGCTGTTCTTCCTGATCACGACTGCCGGAACCGATAAGAATTCGATCTGCTATGAGCTGCACCAGAAAGCAAAGGACATCCTCTCCGGACAGCGCGTAGACCACACGTTTTACCCAGTCGTCTATGGCCTTGAGGATGATGAGGACTGGCACGATGAGAAGAACTGGTACAAAGCAAATCCGAGCCTTGGACAGACGATCGATATTGAGAGAGTCCGGGAACACTACCACGAGGCACTTGAAAATCCTGCTGAGGAAGCGGTGTTCAAGCAGCTCCGCCTAAACATGTGGGTGTCTTCTACGACAGCCTTCATTCCTGAGCAGGTCTTTGATATGGGAAATCAGCAGATCGACATTGACAGCCTTCGTGGCCGGGAGTGCTACGGCGGCCTCGATCTTTCGAGCACCGGAGATATCACGGCACTGGTTCTGATGTTTCCTCCTCGCACCGAGGATGAGAAATACATCTGCCTGCCGTTCTTCTGGGTGCCGGAAGAGACGATCCCGATCCGGGTGCGGAGAGCGTCAGTCCCGTATGACGTCTGGGTAAAGCAGGGATATATGAAAGCGACCGAGGGTAACGTCATCGACTACAACTTCATCGAGAAGTTTATCCTCGATCTCTACAAGATCTACAACATCAAGGAGATCGCGGTGGACCGCTGGAATGCCACCCAGCTCATCATCAACCTGCAGGATGACGGGATGACGATGGTGCCGTTCGGGCAGGGCTTTAAAGATATGAGCGCTCCGACGAAGGAGTACTACAAACTCATGATGGAAGGAAAGATCATCCACGGCGGCAATCCGGTGCTCCGTTGGATGGCACTGAACGTGGTGGTGGATCGCGATGCGGCTGATAATATCAAGCCGACCAAGGCAAAGTCGCCTGAGAAGATTGACGGCATCGTCGCTTCCATCATGGCACTGGATCGCTGTATCCGGCAGGAACATGCGGAGAGCGTTTACGACAGTCGGGGACTCGTCGTGTTCTAAAATGTGCTTCCTTTATTCTCCTGATATTTGTGTACTTTATGGATCGAAAGAACTGGATATCTATCCGGTTCAGAGTGATATATGTACATGCAAAAGGAAAACAACTTGGCGGAGGACAAGAACATGATGAGATACAGATTCAGAAAAGACGGCAAGACCTACACCACCATGCAGAGAAAGAACAGATTTGAAGCACAGGAAAGCCTCGAGCTTCAGTTCCAGACGAGCCTCAAAGGAGCAACCTTCGAAGAGATCTGGAAGGGTAAGGTAGACCGCACCGGCATTGTAAAGTAAACACAGGAAAGCAGAAGCGGACAGGGCATTCACCGAAGCGGTGGGTGCCCTTTTCCGTGGGAGAAGCCTGCTTCATACAGCAGAGATAGGAGCATTGAACATGGGATTTCGAGATTTATTTCACAGAAGGAAGGCAAGAGCAGACCCGCAGGACTCGACCTCGGGCAGTGTGTACCGCGCCTAT